AGACCAGTAGAAATACTACCTCCAATAGAACTAAAAGCTTTAGCGATAGCTCCTGCTAGATTAAAGAATATATCGGCGATCTTATCAAAACCCACAAACATGTTGGGTATCGGTTTGATTATGTCTTTGAACTTTTCAAGGACTGCGTTTAGAACTCCTGATGATTTGATTGTACTATCAACATTGGTTAAGAAATTACCAAACGCTCCTGCTAAATACCAAACACCTTCCCCAGCAGGTAATATGATACCTACTAAAGAGGCTACACCTTTTACCAACGTGGAAATTACTTGCAATACAATGTCTATAACCGAGAATAAACCTTTGAATGCATCCTTGATATTGTTTGCAGTACTCTCTCCTATTTTGAAGTTTTCGGTAAGATCTCTAAACGACTTAGATATCTCAACAAGTCTTTCTCCAGTCATTGCTGGGAAGACGTCTCTGAATGCTTCTTTTATAGGTTTTATAACGGATAAAAGTCCATTGAAAGCGTTAGATATACCTTCTATTACAGCATCTCTTCCACCATTAACGTTCCAGAAGTCTAGCATTGCGTTTCTTGCATCTGCAGATGGACCGATCATAGCGCCAAATGCGTCATTAATCTTTGTTAATGTTGCGGCAGCCTGATCTTTATCTCCAATAATCTTTTCCCATGAAACAGCCCATCCAGATTGGACAGATTCCTTCATTGTATCAAATAATTGAGTGAACGTTTTAACTTGAGTTGCTGCTTGAACTAGAGATGGATCGTCCGCAAACTTCTGTAAAGTCTTTGTTAGAACTTCTGTGGTAATCCATCCATCCTGTAATGAGTCTCTGAATGATACGGACATATCTCGACCTTTACCAAGTTGTTTAGCAGTATCTTCCAAAGCTTTCTGGAATAACTGACCACCCATACCAGCATTAACTACTGAGTTCCAGTCCATCAAACTTACTTTACCAGCAGCTAAAGCTTGTGATAACTGATACATAGCAGTAGATGCTTGTTGTGCATTTGATCCTGATCCAGCAGCAAGATTGGCTATACCTTTGATGGCCATCGTTGATGTTTGTAGGTCTAAACCTGCCGCAGTAAATGTACCGATATTTCTAGTCATTTCGGCAAAGTTATAGATAGTTTTATCAGCGTATGTATTCAATTCCGCTAAAGCAGCATTAACCTCATCAAGAGTTGTACCTTTACTCTGGGTATTTGTAAGTATTGTTTGAATGGCATTGATCTTTGTTTCGTATTCCTCTAATCCAGTCTTAATTGGATCGATAGTAAGTGCAGAAACCATTCTCTTACCAGCATTTAATGCAGTGTTTGTAAGATTCTGTAATACAGTAATACCTATTATACCAAGAGATTCAAACTTCTCATTGAGGCTATTAACCCCAGCCGCTATACCAGCAAGAGAGAAACTATTTGCTACTTTTTCTAAGTTCGATAACTTCTTAGCAGATTCATCAAGATCAAGACCCTTCTTAAGATTATTAAGAGATTCGGTTGATTGTTTGATTCCTCTTTCAAATTGTCCATTATCGAACTGCATTTGAACGACTCGTTCGTCGACACTTTTCATAATCTAGTTACCTCCTTCCATACATCTTCTGCAATCTTATCGAATATTGGTTGTATTGCAGGATTTATATAATCTCGTCCTTGGACATAGCCGCCATTTCTAGTGCCATGTCCATACTGTAAGATTATAGCAATAGGAACACCGTTGACAATATTGGAATTAGTCCATTTAATACCAAAACTACTTCCATTTTGAATTATTTCATAACCCCAACATGCCGCTGTATTTCCGGAGTCTTTAGGAGTAGCCATAGCGAGAGCGGAGACACCTTCTTTACCGTATTGATGTAGAATGTTTATATAATTCATTCGGGAGGCATTTGTTAAGAGTCTTTCAGTATTCTTGAAATCCCCACTCTGCTTAAACTTAATCATATCAGACCATCCTATAATCCAAGTTTATCTCTAAGCTTATCGCTATGACACAAGTAAATATACCTAAGGGTGTCTATTTGGAAATCTTTCTTTCCAGCAAGTAAACCTGTCATTAAATTGTACCAATATTTATAATAGTTCAAATAATTGGTTTCCTCTGCTGTAAGATTAAACTTCTTTTGAACTGCCCACCACAAACATTTACGTCTAAAGTGATCCCAAGCAGCAGGTTCATTAACGAACTGTTGAGGACATTTCTTATAAGATACATCGAAATGTCTAATTACGTGTTCTATAGAGAGATTGTATTCTACCATCTTAGAACCAACTAATTCAGCACCAAGATTTTGTGTTTGTTCTGTTATGATTAGTTTACCAGCAACTATATCAGAACATAATTCAACCCCTAAGGAATTTGAGTTTAAGCACTTACCTTTAAAAGTACCACCTCCTGCAACTGGGTTTTGTCTATCAGCACAATGCCAAGATGTATCCGAGTCAAGAACTACTTGTGTGACACTGTCCTCATCTACAAAATAATGTGCAGATGCATTTAATTTATTATCATGGAAATACTTGGCGTTGCCTTCATCCGTATCCCCATTGTTTGCTGTGTTATGTATTACAATATACTCGATTTTCTTACCTGCTCTTCCTTTACGGAAGTTTACATTTGTAAGGTTTCTTTTTGTATTCATATTATTTCTCCTTTATCCTTTAGTATTTAATGATTGTTTACGAGCAGCATTAAGCGAAGCATTTCTCTCCGCAATCTCTCTTTTTCCCATCTTCTTAGGCGGAGTGTTTTTAATATTACATACATTTATAAGTGTAAGTAATCTATTGAGATGCCACTTCTGACATTCCATTGGAATATTTAGTGCTATCATCCAATAGTATATAATTTCGGCAGTTACTATTTCTCTGTTAACTCCGTTTGACTGCTGGTTTATAATTGTTGCTGACATTGGCAGTTCGATATAACTGTTAACCTCAGCAATATGTGTTTTATTTATCAGAGAGTATGTATCCTCTGAAACGTTCTGCGTGATTGTCATACATCTTATGTAATCTACAGATTCTTCGAACGTCTTCTCATCTTTAGACAAGAATGGTTTGCCATGCCTTGACTCCCATTTTGAAAGTGAGACTAGAGAATGTTCTAATTGTAGACTTCGTTCTTTAGAGAAAGTAAACTCGTTGTTCTCTTCGTCATATAACTCGATAGCAGATATCGTAATCTTTAACATCTCTAGTCTCCTTTTTCAACTTATTTTTTCGGTACGTTAGGGATAATCCCATTTACGAAAGCAACCGCAGCATCAGAATCAAACGCTAGTTCCATATAAAGTTCGCTATAAGCTTCGGTGTGAGAGAAAGCTTGGCTTAGTTCTTCGGATTTTACAAAACGTCGTCCATCATCAGATTTTTCACCATATGATTTAAGAATTAGATCTTTAAAAATCTCGATTAGTTTTGGAGAATCTTGTGTTTTTACAATTTTCTCAAGAAGAACATCCAGTCCGCCATTAACGGATAATTCCATTTGTACGATTTCAGCCTTCGTTAGATTGAAGAAGAAATCCTCGGTTCTTTCAGTACCGTTATAATCAGTGTATGTAATTGTTTTCTTTAACATTGGTGTTTACTCCTTTCAGATATAGAAAATCGGCCCCCAATATTTCAGAGGGCCCATTATATTTTATTTAATGATTATATTGTTAAGTTTAACCTGCTGCTAACAAAGTCATAACTTCATTAGGAGTAGGTAAAGTTGCAGGATTAGAAGCTGTTCCATATAAGAGATCTTCTAAAGCAGCTAATTTAGCTGGTAATACTTTAGTTGAGTCGATTACTAATGTGGAAGTTGGCTTATGTCCTGTAACGGGAACTGGAGTTGTTGTAACATCCCAAGAGAACGTGATTGCTTCTGGGGAATCGTTAATTGTGCTGTACGCCTTCTCGGATGGAGAAGCCTTTGCTCCGTAGATAAGATGTAACTTATAACCAAGAGCTTCACCGGCAACATCATTACCGATTACTGTACGATAACATAAACCAAAACCCTGTCTTGCCTGTTGACCGATTAGAGCACCTGTTCCGATTGAAGCGGTACCATCGCAAGCACCAAATTCATCTGGATATGTGAAGGCTTCAATCGTTGCGCCAAATTCTTCAGTGGACATAAGTTCAACATACTTGATATTATCAGCATATTGAGGACTTGGTTCTGCCCCAGATGGACTTTCTGTTACTGAGATTAATCCATTCCAAGCTACGCCTGCTGGATAATCACCATTAGCATCTTGTGGGAATAATACCCCACGTTCGATTCCTGTTTCGTAAAGTCGTTTTCCGACTTCATCCCAAACTAATTTTGCCATGTTTTATTTCCTCCTTTACGCTACGAATGTAATTTGTTTCCAGTCATTAGCTGGAGTTGCGGAGCCTACTGCAATTGCAATGTAAGCTGTATCGGCAGTCTCATTAACATAGATCTGTCCGAGGAATTTAGCATTAACAGCCGGAGCTGTCGTGTTGTTAACTGGAGTAAGAGCATCTAACACTCTTCTGGAATCTGCTCCACCAGCTTCAACTGTAATTTTTTGCTGAGCCATTTTGGTTCCTCCTTAATAATAAAGATTGTAGACATCATGGTTAAGATTATCCGCTTTATAATGTCTCTCGAAAGAGCATAACGGAAGTTTAAGAAGCTTATCCGGGATGTCACTATCCGGATTAGCGTCTATAATTGTTACGCTATAGGATTTCCTATAATTGTACACTGCATCATTTGCAAAGTCGCTCTTTACAGAATTTCTTTCATATATAATACATGGATACTTCATCTCGGCAGAGGGTGGCGCTTGAAAATATACATTTTTCGAACCTAGCAGGGTTTCTAACAACGATTGTAGTTCTATTCGACTACCCATTATAAACACCTCCCAATGTCAAGATGAGACGGGGCCGTTGTACTTCGACGTTCGTCACCTTCCAACAAGCGCCCATCCATTTTACATATTTCATAGTGTGAAAGTTCTGATAAGCAAATGGGTCGGCTATGATACTGATCATATGATTGACGACCAGGTCGTCGTTAAGACTTTCGCCTTTTTCGTATCGTCGATTATTCTTAATTACGTCTCCAGAATAATTTTTCTCAGTAATACCCGGACCCCATACTCCAGGCGCAGTTTCAATAGAAGTTCCAGCATAGCCTATCTGTCCATAAAACTTTGCCATTTTGAAGCTCCTTTACAAATTAGCCTGCAACCTGTTCAAATTCGAAGATCTGAGCAGACTTAGCTTTAGTTAAAGCACCAGAGCATCTAATTTCCATTAGATACTTGTACTGGTTGAAGTCGATATCGAAATCGTCGAAGGATGCAATCTGACCACCCTTATCAGCACCGAAGTTATAATCTGTAAGATTAACTTTAATACCGATAAGTTCCATGTTCTTGTTGTCCGTCGTAACTCTAACTTTACCAGCTATTTCTGGAATTTCAACGATATTACGAACACCCATAGCAGCACAAAGAGTTGCGTCCGATTCATAGATCCTTCTACCTGTTGTATCTTCAATCCACAACATATTCATATGAACCGCATTTGTTGTGTAGAAAGTAGGTAGACCAGAGCCCTTATATCTGTCGCCAGATAGAGCAATTTCCTTAACCATTGCTTTGTAATCTGTCTTTGTTGTTAACTTTTCCTTAACAGCATAAAGATCTTCATCCTTCCAAATAGGTCGAATATTTTCTTCATTGATCTTATCAGGATCGGTTACATCTCTACCATCACCGATTAGAGCAGCTCTAGCTAATTCTTCATCAAGAAGTTCTCTTAACTGGTAACGAACCATAGCAACAGCGTCAAAGTCTACGATATCGATGATATCATCTCTATCCAACTTCTGCTTTACATAAACGGTTGTTGGAGTAGTAACTCTCTTTGCTGCCTTGAAATAAACTTCTTTCTTTTCATTACCAGTAACATATCCCTTTGCTCTTGCAGTAGCAATGTCCATATCTGCAAACACGGACTTAACTCTGCTGAAAGGACTCTTATGGATAGCTGCAAGTACACCCTGTACCCATCCTGTTTCTCTCTTCAACCATTCAGGATCTCTAGATAGAGTCTGCGCATCTGGGAATAATACGTCAATATTCTCAATACCATATGTAGTAGCGTGAGATAGAATTGAATCTTTTAAAGATCCAGTCTTAACCGCATCAGCAAGAATCTCAGTAAATTGCGAATGGGTAAGAGTAGTACCCTTCTGTTCTTTTTCCTGACCTTCGAAAACATTTTTCTTCATTTTTTCTCCTCCTTCATCGGAATGCTCAATTTTTGTTTCATCAGTACCTTGACCACCTTCATCTCCGCCTAGAGCGTGAGCCATCATTGCGTAAACAACGTCTTTCTGCTCTTGAGTAAGGGTGTTAAAGATCTCGTCCATTGTTTTTTCTTCGCCGCCAGTTTTATCTGTTTTATCGGCATGTTCAACATCTGTGGTTGAAATTTTCTCACCAGTAAAGATTAAAGCCTCTGTAGGATCGGTAACAACACTACCATCTCCATGTGAGAATGATAAATTATCGATCATAGCACCTGGATTAGCTCCTGCCATAACAAGACTAACCTCTATCATATTACCATGAAGAACATCATCGCCCTTCTGGATAAGTTTGTTAGCATGAATCGATAATGCTGTAATATCACCATGCTTAACTAGTTCTTTTGAGTTCTTTCCAGCAGGCGTATCATTGAATTTACAATATGCATATACGCCATCGTCTCTATTTTCCAACAGAGCATGTCCTAAAATATTATCAGGAGAATCATGCATATGCTGCCAAACTAGAGGAACAACAGTTCCATCTTGTTCTTTGAATGCGTCTTTCTTAATTGTTCTACCATCAGAACATTTAAGATTGTTTTTAGTGGCGTATCCGCCAAAATCAAATTTCATTTTAATTTTCCCCTTTCACATCTTCTGATTTACCAGTGTTAGTTGGCGGTGTGCCGTTACCACTTGGTGGGTTTAGGTTTTTATTACTTAATTCATCAGCCCGAGGATTCTTATCAGGCTTATATCCAATGATAGCTCTCATCTCGTTCGAAGATAGAATCTCGTTACGAGTAAAGTTCTCGCCAATTGTTGCCAATTGAGAAATCGGAACAAGTTTGAATGGATCTCTGAATGGAGTAATAGATTGAAGTTGCGAACGTGCGGTTTTAGTCAAGAACTTACGTTTCATCTCGTCAATAATAGCCGAGACTATCGGTTCGACTGTTCGATTATAATAATTAAGCATTGTTTGCTCATCAGCAGTACCATCTAAAATTCCTTGAGTCAATCCTAACTGGCTAAATAGCATACTCGTTAAATACTCAATTTGTTTCATAAGGTTATTTTCTGCTGGACGATTTAACTGAGTGACCCTTTCGGTTCCGTCTATGTACGCAATACCATATTTGGATCCGGCTAGTTGCATTTCGACGTCCTTTCTACGGGCCTCGGCTTGCTCTTTTCTAGCTGGTGTCTTCACGACATAAGGCAATTGTACAATTAGATCTAACTTTCCAGATCCACTCTGTTCGTCTATAGCATCCAATATGTTTAATTTTCTAATCAACCGTTTTAACGTTGAATTTGGTTCGTTCATAACTGAATAGAACGGGTTTTCAACTATTGCAACCATTTGTTTTGGAAGTAAAAGATCTTCTTTTCTTCCAGTTTGTTCGTTATAAACTTGCACGCGAATGTGCTTTGGAAACCACTCCATTATTTTACCAACTCTAAGTGAATTGATATCATATCCACCTGTTATATTGGGATCAAGAGTTGTATCCACTGGAACTATTGCCACACAACCCTCATCAAACATTGAAACGACGATATCCTGGATTAAAGAGCGTCCAGTTTGGTCAACGTTGGCACTTAATGTCAAACATTCATTTAAACCGGACTCTATAGTCTCAACATATCTCTTATTTTTGTCTAGTTTCGTATGTTCTATCGAGATAGCAGCTACATCCAATGATATTCTATTATAAATAGATGATATTATCGAACGTTCATTTCCTATAGCCATTCTAACACGATCGGGACGAATCCCGCTACTATAACCCATATTTGGGTACGTAGTATTTCCATTAGTCGGGTCCCGCTTGAAGGCGTTCCATGCATGTTCAAGTCTTTGTTTAATACTAACTTCCACTTACTACCTCCTATTCAAAAGAATCTTTATTTGCTTTGTAAGCGACCCATGCGTCCATAAGTGCGGACACACTGTCTATCTTATTTTCATATCTTGTCTTCAACAATTTACGATTACCATTTGTATCTTCAAGAGTAATAGCATTTCCCATAGTAAATGTCATCAAATCTTGATCGAATAATAACATGCGTTCTTCTGCTAGATCTTTTAATTCACCAAGAGGGACTGATTCCGTTTTAACACCCTGGATTACTTTTTGTAACCCATAAGGGCCATTCTCAGTTTCCCATCTAGTTGTAAATTCTTTAGCATTATAAGGGTCAAACCCAAAACAACGCACATCATAACCAGAGTCTATTATGAATTGATCAATGTCTTCATAAATTTCTTCGTAATCTAGAACTGTACACTCGAGTACCATTAAACTACCTTCGTTTATAAATTCATCATATTTAACTCGCATAGCTGGTGGTAACTTCATAAGGGTTAAAGATGATATATAACATCTAGTCTTCACACCAAATTTACCATTTGATAAAGGGAATAAGAATGTGAAGGCCCAGAAGTCATCACCTTGTGATGCGTCCATTCCAAGAGCGCAAGGTAAAGACCAGAAATCTCGTTTTCGATGCGGCAAAGTTTCCTCATATGTAAAGAAGTAAGTGTAACCCTCCATTGGTATACCGAAACGCTTAGCAAGAATGTCATTACGAGCTGCTGGAGCCTTTTCTGCTCTCTCAACATCTAGTTGATATACTTCGTATGAAACAGTTTTACCAATATTAGGGTTTGCCTTCAACCAAGTTGATGGATCATCTACTTCTAAGATATCATCAAGTTTATACCACCAAATAGAAACGTGGGGGTTTGGATATTCACCTTTAAGTATATCCATTAACTCCATTTTAATTGTATCGCCACTACCATTACGAACGGTTCCTTCAGAACTCATAGCAATGATTAAATAATCATCAAGTTTAGAAGCCCCCTGTTCAATAGCGCCTATAACGTCTTCACGTATATCACCAGAAAGCCATTCATCAACTGTTGACACCTTAGGTCTAAGGCCTTGAAGTTTGTTAATGCTCATCGGACGTATTTCTAAAAGCGATCCAGTAAGAAAGTTTTCAACACCCTTCTTGGTTGATGTTAACTTAACCCTATTAGCTTTTGAACCGGTCGTGTTTTGTAAAGATCCTTCTGTTAAGAATTTAAACAACGGACCTCTAGCCCGTGTTATCGCTGTACGAATTGGAGACATGACCTCTTCTGCTTGTTTCATGGTAGGAGCAGTCGTAATCTGATGTGTTGTTGACGTATCAACATTCAAGAAATAGTTTTGAATACAAGAAGCATACATAGACTTTGCTGCACCTCTGGCAACTATCAAATATTGCTTACTTGTTAATCGTTTCTTTATCATCTTGCGAACATATCGGCCACCATGATTGTCAGGTGTAGGTTCATATACACTACGCTCAACAAAATAATACCATCCAAATACTTGTTCTGCCCAAAGTTTAAAACTATCGAGTAGATTAAGATCGGCACCATCGGTTAGGGTTAATTCGTTTTCACAATATTCAACGAATCCATCGATTGCTCTGTCGTCGTAGTAAACTCCCGGATTTGCTATGAGGTCATCTATACGATTCATCTCCATAGATATCTCTTTGCATACGGGAATTTCTCCTCTTAGTACTGCATCACGAAATAATCCATAATATTTAGGCGTTGCCGTATTGGATAATGCCATTCTGTCAAATCACCCCATTTTTCGTAAAAGTGCTTAAAAACCGAGGCTCTATTTTCGCTTCTAAGCGATTTTATTGAGTACGGTCGATACTTTATACCTAAGAAAAACTTGTTAAAAACCGTTTATGGTTTCATGATCTTACTCAGAGCAACATCGACGCCTTTAGTCATATATTTGCTAGTATATGCTGATGCTGTTTGTTTCGCAGCGTTAGTTAACACGTCACTAACAAATTTTTGACCAGCGGTTTTCTCAGCTTTAGTAAGATCTTTATATTGCTTTTCTAATTGCAGTCTTTTATTCACAGCTTCTAGTTCAGCATTAGACATTTCACTTACTTTCTTTTTTCTAATCGTAACTTTTCGATTATGATCTTCACTGGTTGGTTTCTTCTCGGACTGATGTCCGTCTTTTTTATCAAATGCTCTCTGACGAGTAGGTGTTAAACCTCTACGTCTAGCCCACCGCATTCCAGGAACACCATAATGATATAAAGTTTGAATAGCGGCTTCAGTGCTAACACTCTGATCATAAGAGAAATCATTCTGAGGTTTACTTCTGCGCTTTAACTGCGCGACTAAATCCTGAGCTTGACATTCTTTCCCCAAACGAATTATTAATTCGTCGAGTTCTTTATCAGTAGCGTCTTTTATAGTTAGGGATTTATCAGCCATTTAATAAAGCACCTCCTCATTGGTAGTAGTCGCCACAACTGGCGCCGGTTTATCGACTTGATAATTTATTCGGCATTCTAGTTCGGATATTTGTTTCTCAATAGCATCCACAACATAAGAATTTGATGGTGGATCAAAACCCAATCGACATTTGAAATATATGTATAACTTTACTGATTCTAAATTAGCATCAGCCCCTAAATAATCAGTCCATGTTTTGACTTTATCGGTTATAGAATAGCCATTTTCAGGACCAACACCAAGTTGACATAATATAAATAATGCCGAATTAATATTGACCACTATTTCAGGATCGAATTGGGTTGTGTTTTCATCAATACCAAGCATCTGCTTGATACATGTAAGAATACTATCCATGACTACATCTCCTGAGGAGTGATGTATTCAGCCATTACAAATCCTTTTACATCTGAATCTGTGTAAACCCTTGCCCAACCGTTTCTTGGCTCACCATTAATTTTAAGAGTAGAGCCAACTGATACAATTTCTAGAACTTCCGCTTCTAGACTTGGTTTCTTTCTGATATTAAGTTTTGAACAATTGCACACAACCACAGTGTCGCCATCTTTAGCCGTTGGTTGTTCTACTTCATCAGATTCTTTAACCTCATCGTTTGGCGATTCCGGAATTTCTTCTTTTTCGGTTGGTGATTCTGTAACTTCAGATTCAGTAATGTTTTCTTCTTTTTCGGTTGGTGATTCTGTAACTTCAGATTCAACCGCTTTAAGATCTTTATCTTTGTCTCTCATTTTAGATTCCTCCTTTTTATTAACGCCAAGGACAAGTATCATTCTTTCTCCTGACGATTGGTAATTTTGGTAATAATGACTCATCACTATAATGTATAGCTTTATGAGTATTATCAGATGTACTTATTAAAAACTCTGGATCATAAATCCAATCTCGATCTTCTTCGATATCTTCGATAGTTATAACGTTGATATGATGAATTATTATTCGACTTTTTATGTCGTATCCCTCAACACCAAGATCGCAGCCATTATCTCTAATTATTATATCGCGTCTTGTACTTCTCCAACGACCAGACGTGTACAACAATTGATTAAGATACCTATCGTACCCAAATGTAGCTTGTCCAACAGAACCTCTCAATCGTAAATATTCAAATCGATCTTCGAAAGACTTTAATCTCATCAATTCAGAGTACGTCCTAATCATCATACTCATCATCTCTTCTTTCACCCTTATAGGTTCGCATAGCGTTCAATGCTTGAGCGTATAATTCTTCATTTCTCTTTCCCGATTCGATAGCTTCGGTTTTAGCCTTCAAGAGTTTGTTCTCCTCTATCAACTTTTCCTTCTCGAGAGTCTCTCTGGTTGTTCCGAGTTTCAAATAATGAGTTATTACTTGAGATGATGCACTTCCTTCGGAAAGTTGCTTCTCCGCCAAATCAACAGCAAGGGCAATCAGTTGATTTTCTCTTGCTTCTAGTGTTGTTGCTGGAGCACTTCGTCTTGCCATTGTGAGATCACCTCCTGTTTGACTTGTGTTTTGTACATGATCTTTCCCTTTCAAGATGACTTTCTAGACACTTTTAACAATGGCGCAACCACTTTCAAACACTCTGATAGTGTCTCTTGAAAGGAGAACAGGGGTCACCAACCTGTTTTTAGCGAAAGGGCTCGACGCCACTGTGAAAAGTGTCCAGAAAATATGCCCCCGGAGATTTTTTAAGG